CGGAGAAGTACTATACGGCAACTGCTACTATGCGTTGCCGTCGGACTTCGGATCCGGCTATGCTGGATAAGGTCGTCGCTGGGTTTATCACCCTTCTGACGGCCCAGAAAACTGCCATTATCGGCGGGGAGTCATGATTACCATCATGTTCATCCTCTTCGTTTGGTAGGTTTCAGGCCTTAGCCAGACCAAGAACTGTTTTGCATGCCTCAGGACTTTGAACCTTGAAAGGAGTTCAAATGAAAAGCCATGAGAACACGATGTTCGGCACGTACTCGAGTATCCTTATGGATATTCAAACTACGTACCCATCCATGCGGAGGGAAATCGAATTGATTCGATCTCGCCTTCCACGTCTAATAGAAGCTAGGGGAAGTGCTTACTTCACCATAACGCTTCCGGATTCTTGCGCTTGGTTTCACCAAGCTCTCGAATCTGGTCGGTTACCCGATGGAATACGTCCGGTTTGGCACCGGGCTAAGTCCAATCAGGATGCAAGGCCTAGATTTCTCTGGGGCTTGTATGCCGAACTATTTGACGAGTATGGAACGCTTCGTGACATACCCAACCCCACACCCGTGTTCTTCTTGCGGCAGATTTATCTGTTCGCTAAGAAATTCAACATGGAGTGTAAAGAGGATAAGGTAGATGAAACCATTCGAGGTTTTATCAGCGTGGAAGAATCTCTTCCTCGGAGTCATCCAAACACTTGGGATCATGATGATCCTGAGTGGTTGCCTCGCTACGGGCACCCCATCTGGGGTGTCTCTAAGCGAACGGCTGATCAGCTCTTTCGAGAGACTGATGAACCGCGTGACAATCTCGACTGGGGACTCTTCCGACGTTTAGTACGTCGGAGTGTCGCTAGTCTTGGTTATCTCGACGTTTGGGACTTACGTCCGAAGCACGGTCCAGGAGTAGTTTCAGACGGCAAGGATGTGAAGTTTAACTTCACAAATTGGCCTAAGAAACTAGGGTCAGTATTCCCTGCTGATTACTTCGCATCGACAGACTTTGTCGATCGGACTATATCAGACAAGGAATTTCCGTCCCGATTAGCATGTGTGCCAAAGACGCAGAAGGGTCCAAGGTTAATAGCCTCAGAGCCTACTGCTCATCAATGGATCCAAGGTGGTATCCAGAGATGGTTTGAAGATGCTCCTCGGAGACATCCTCTAGGTCTAAGCATCGACTTCTCCAATCAGGAGTATTCGAGGCAGTTGGCACTCTCTGCTAGTGCTAGTCGTAGTCACTGCACTGTCGACTTGTCGGCAGCCAGTGACCGTCTAACGACTCGACTAGTAGAGTACGTCTTTCAATCGAATCATTCGATTTTAGACGCACTTCATGCTAGTAGGAGCAGAGCGCTTGAGATCCCGTCAGGGATCAATGGCGGTCAGAGTAAGCTTATGCTATTGCGTAAGTTTGCTCCGATGGGCTCTGCCTGCACCTTTCCGGTGCAGACCATCGTCTTCGCTTTACTCTCTCACTTTGCTATCATGACCGCCTATGGCGATAATGATACTAGTATAGAGGGGCTGCGACGGCGGTCTCCAATGGTCCGCGTCTTTGGGGACGATATCATCGTCCCCACTGATGTATACCCGGTACTTGAACGGATTCTAGAATCCGTCCTATTGCGTGTCAACTCCAACAAGAGCTTCCATAAAGGTTTCTTTAGGGAGTCTTGTGGGATGGATGCGTATCGTGGCTTTGATGTCACGCCCGCATACCTACGCAACGAGTACG